ATAAAAAATTAACGAAAGTAGTAAGTAGCGGCTTTATTCCACTCGTATCAAGTTTTCCAAAACTTCCAACTAAAGCACTTACTGCCATTTTACCAATATCAAAAATAGCAAATAATCCACCAAAAATTGTTGATAGTTTATCACTACCAGTTACGGCAATTCTAATAACATCGGTAAAATCTCTTAGCATTTTAGTTACATTGAAAAGTCCCGAGCCAGCCGCCCCTGTACTAGGAAACATTTGATTCCAAGTATCACCAAATACTTTTCCAATGCTCATAATTGTTTCTATTACATTTTTAAGAGCTTCAAGAGCTTGCGTTCGTCCACCAAGATCTTTCCAACCTTGTAACATGGCATTACGAGAATCGGCAGAACCTTGAATAAGACCACCAAAAGTATCACTTAAATATGTAAAAAAGGATTTGGCTTCTTCAAAGTCACCAAAAATAATCTGCCAAGTCTTAGCCCATCCTGATTGCATTGCTTCGTTTAATGTTTCTTTTAACTGGGATAAAGTTTTAACTTTAGTAGCCGCATCATTTGCTAATACACCAAGTTTAATAATTTCGGCTATCTGCTGCTCGGTATAACCCATCGTTTTTAATTGTTCTGTAGTAAGATCACCAGTAAATTTAGCTAAGGTTTCGGTAAGAATTTGACTCGACAACCAACCCTTTGAAAGTGTCTCTCTAAAACTACCTTCCGATTTAATCATGTCATCTATGGCAACGCCATGAACACGAGCAGTTTCTTTAAGAGCATCTTGAAATACTTGACCACCCATACCAGCATTCACAACAGAATTCCAGTCCATAAGTTTCACTGTACCAGATGATAAAGCTTGAGATAACTGATACATGGCTGTAGCAGCCTGCTGTGAATTTGAACCAGACATAGCAGCTAAATTAGCGATACCCTTAATGGCATCCGCAGCAGTGTTTAATTCAACACCCGCAGCGGTAAACGTACCCATATTTCTAGCCATTTCTGGAAAACTATAAATAGTTTTGTCGGCATACGTGTTCATTTCGTCAAGTATGTCGTTAACTTGCTGTAGACTAGTACCTTTTGATGCAGTGTTTGCCAAGATTGTTTGAATGGCGTTCATCTGCGTTTCATACTCACTAAAACCTTGTTTTGCTGGGGCAACTAATGCGGTAAATATTTTCTTTCCAAATTCAATAGCAGCATTAGTAAGGTTTTGAAGAATGGTCATACCAATAATACCAAAAGCAGAGAATCTATTAGATATATTCTGAACACCATCTGCTATGTGACTTAGGTTAAATGATTTCCCGGCTTCGCCAAGTTTTTGCAAGCTTTTAGCCTGTTCATTAAGATCTAATCCTTTTTTTAGCGCATCAAGAGAAGAAATACTTGTTTTAACACCGCTCTCAAATTGCTTATTATCAAATCCCAAATTCACAGCACGATTATCTATAGTATTGCTCATAAGTTAGTCACCTCCTTCCATATCGCTTCGGCAATCTGATCTAATACAGGTTTCATTGCTTGATTAATGTAATCAATACCTTGAACATACGTACCACCTCTTGTTCCATGCCCATATTGGATAAGAATAGCTGGAATAACACCATACTCTTCAAAATTATTCAACCAAATTATTTTATAATCGTTTTGAGTTATTTCCAACTTATAATCCCATCCAGCAGCAGTTTCTCCTGTATCTTTTGGTGTTGCTAAGATAAGAGCTGTAACACCTTGTTTTGCATATTTCGTAAGAATGCTTCCAAGTGCTAATTTTTGAGCCTTGCTAAGAAATCTTTCTGTATTACGAAAATCCCCTACTTGTTTAATAGTAATCATATTAACCTGTAGTGTTCAAACTCTGGCGTCGAGCAGCATTAAGAGCCGCGTTACGAGCATATAGATCTTTTTTCGAACCGCTTTTCTTAGGAGGTTGATTTTTAATATTGCAAATATTAATAAGTGTAAGTAATCTATTAAGATGCCACTTTTGGCATTCAAAAGGTATATTAAGAGCAACCATCCAATAATAGATAATTTCTGCTGTGATTATATCTTTATTAATAACATTTTTTTCTTGATTACTAAATGTTGTAGCGGTCATTGGTGCTTCAATATAACTACTCACTTGCTCAATAATTTCATTAGTAATTCCAGTATACACATCAAAGTCAATATTCTGACTCATTGTCATGCAACGAATATAGTCAATTGATTCTTCGGAAGTCTTTTCTGTTTTTGACATGAATGGTTTACACCACTTTGACTCCCATTTTGATAGGGAGACTAGAGAATGCTCTACCTGTAAAACTTGTTCTTTCACTTTAACAAATTCATTAGTTTTCTCATTCCATAACTCTGCAGCAGGAATAGTTATCTGCAACATCTCTAGTCTCCTCATAATTTTCTATGATTTAGGCGATGGATTACTCCCAACGGGCACAATACCATTAATAAACGCGGCTGCAGCCTCAGGACTCGTAGCTAATTCCATAAATAAATTGCTATAGGCTAAGGTTGACATAAAGGCATCCCGAATTTGATCGTTCTTTACAAAGAATTTACCATCTGCGGATTTCTCGCCATATGCTTTACCAATAATATCTTTGAACATTTTGATAATAGTTTCATTATCCTGAGCTTCAATAATAGTATTAATCTTAGTGGCGAGACCACCTTTTGTTGAGAGTTCCATCTCAGCAATTTCAGCCTGAGTAAGGTTGAAATAAAAAGTTTCACTTCGTTCATTCCCATCAAAATCTGTATAAGCGATCGTCTTTTTAAGCATAATAATCTCCTTTCAATATCTTAATTAGTTTGAATTGAACACAAATTATAATAAAGGAACCCTGGAATATTAGATACTCCAGGGCTCCTCTAATTAAAAACTTTACGTCGTTGCTAGAAGAATATGAACGGCATCAGGAAGTGGAAGAGCAGCAACACCAGCACTGGCATCACCAAATAACTTATCGTTAAGAGCAGCGAGTCCATTCACAGTCGATTTAGTCGAATCAACAATAAGCAGAGACGTTGGGGTAAAACCAGTAACAAGTACTGGAGTAGTAGAAATTTCCCAACTAAAAGTAATAGCTTCTGGTGATTCATTAATAGAAGCGTATGCTTTTTCTGACGGAGAGGCTAAACAACCATAAATTAAATGAAGTTTATAACCAAGATCCTGTCCACCAACATCATTACCTAATTTAGTCCGATAAACCAAACCAAATTGCTTTCGAGTCTGTTGGGCAACAAATAAACCAGGATGAAGTGCAGCCGATCCATCACACTCTACAAATGCATCTGGATAAGTATAAGCCTCAAGCGTCGCCGCAAATGTTTCAGCTGACATTAAAGTCAAATACTTAATATTATCGGCGTAGAGTGGTGATGCTTCAGCGCCACCGGGACTCTCAGTAACGGCGGTTATACCATTCCACGGAACACCTAAAGGATATGCGCCGCCACTATCCATAACATATAGAACAGCCTTATCAATACCGGTTTCAAAAAAACGTTTACCAGTATCATCCCAAACAAGTCGAGTCATTTTATTTTATCCTTTCAGAAATAAATTATAAAAACATTATGATTAAGGTTCTCAGTAACAAAATGCCTATCAAACATGCATTTCTGTAGTAAAGCGATTTTGTCAGGAATTAAACTATCAGGATTCGCATCTATAACCGTTAACGAATAACGTTTTTCGATTTTATACGGATAATTATTAGCAAATTTTATATCCATATTATCTAAATTATAGACAATACACGGATATTGCATTTGTAAAGTTGGAGGGGGCTGGAAATATACATTTCTAGAACCCAATAGTGTTTCGAGAAATGTCTGCAAATTGGCTCTAGTTCCCATTATACACCCCTCCAACTGTTAAAATGATACGGGGTCTCTGGATTTCAAACGATGTTATCTTCCAAGAAGACCCCATTACTTTTAAATATCGTATAGTATGAATATTACTAATGGCGAATTCATCAACAATAATACTAAAACGGTTATCAATAGTTAAATTATCGTTAACTCTATCGCCATTTTCCCAACGTCTCGTATTACGAAGGATATCTCCACTGCATGGACGCTCCGTAACTACTTCGCTATACACTCCTGGCGCAGTTTCGCTTTCTTCAACTTTAACGTATCCAACTATTCCGTGAAACTTTGCCATGTTAGAGCTCCTTTAAATCATTACGCCTGTGCGCGCTCGATAACAAGAGCCGACTTAGGAATAGTCAAAGCGCCAGAGCAGCGGGTTTCGATCAGGTACTTGTACTGATTGTAGTCGATATCGAAATCATCGAACATACCAATAGCACCACCCTTATCAGCACCGATCGTGTAATCGAAGAGATTAACGATGATGCCAAGAAGATCATACTCAAGAGTATCAGTACGATGCAAACCTTCCATGATAGGAACTTCAACAATCTTGGAAACACGAAGAGCAGCAGCAAGATCAGCTTCTGTCTTGTAAACACGATAACCAAGACTATCTTTGATCAGGAGCATCGAAGTCAAGAAACTGGGGCTCGTGAACAAAGTTGGGCTTCCGGAACCTTTGTAATTAGTACGTCCTAGAACAACCTTGTCCATAACCTCTGCAGGCAGATCATCAGTCGCTGGCAGTTGCAACTTATGAGAATAAAGTGCATCATCTTTCCAAATTGGGCGAATGCAAGTTTCATCAATCTTATCTTCTGACATGGCATTACGACCATCGCCAACCAATACTGCACGAGCAATTTCCTCATCAAGCATTACACGCATTTCAGCCTTCAGCCAAGCAACCACATCTAGATCAGTAATATCAACAATATCATTCCGATCAAGTTTTTGCTTCTTGTAAATCGTGGTTGGGGTGGTGGTTCGCTTTAGCAAACCAAATACTTCGTCGTGCTTCTGAGCACCAGTAACATAACCCATAGCCCTAGCAGTGTCAGGAGTGATGTCCGCATAAACACTCTTAATACGAGAAAATGGAGTGTGGCGAGTTCCGTTAAGAACAGGAGCAACCCAAGTAGTTTCACGCTGAAGAAAAGCTGGTGAATCCGCTAAAAGATGGGCATCGGGAAACAAGTAATCGATGTTGTCAATCCCATAACTTCCAGCATGAGCAAGAAGAGACTGCTTGATCGTTCCATATTTAAAAGCATCCGCTGTAACTTCCGCAAATTGGTCGTGAGTAAGATAAACACGATTATTCTGAGATACCGATCCGTCAAAAACATTGTTTTTCATTATATTATTATCTCCTTCGTCAGTAAAATTGTCTTTAGATTTGTCAGAATGTTGTGCAGAAGTATCTTCTGCGGGTGTTTCGCTATCAAGTACAGCACCTATAATGGCATAAACTGCAGTCTTCTGCTTTTCATCGAGAGTATTAAAGACATCCTCGATAGTTTCATCCTCAGCAGCATGTTCAATAGAATTAGTTTGTTTCTCCACTGGTTTCTCCACTGGTTTCTCTTCCTCTTTCTTTTTCATTTCGATTCCTGAACCAGTATAAATAATTGCTTCTGCTTCGTCCATGTCAATACTACCATCGGTATGTTCAAAAGCTAAATTATCAATAACCGCTCCAGGATTTGCACCAGCCATAACAAGACTAACTTCACGGATCATACCATGAATAACCTTCTTAGCTTTCTCTTCTAATTGATTAGCGAAGATCGATAAGAATGATACATCACCGTGCTCTACAAGCATTTTTCCATTCTTTCCATTCTCAGTTTCATTAAAAGTACAATACGCATATACTCCATCTTCGCGATTTTCAAGTAATGCGTGACCAAGAACGTTAGACGGTTCGTTATGTTGATGTTGCCAAACTAATGGAACTACTTGACCATCGTTCTTCTTAAATGCATCTTTAAGAATTACCCTTCCATCAGTGCAGGTAAGATCGTTTTTAGTAGCATAGCCACCAAAATCGTATTTAGATTTACTCATTATTTAAAAACTCCTTCCATTTTGACTAGTATTAACTAGATCGTTAATCGGGTTTGGATCGGATTCTACTGGCTTTGGCTCAGCCGCTACTTCTGGTTTTGGTATGGGTTGATTAAGATTCTTATTACGTAATGCATCAGCATTCGTATCACCACTAGGTTTACGTCCAACAATCTGACGTATCTCATTAGATGATAGAATCTCATTCCTAGTAAACTTATCCGCTATGTCAGCCATCTGACTAACTGGGACAAGTTTAAACGGATCCCTAAGTGCCATAATAGATTGACCTTGTGTCCGACCAGTCTTTGTTATGAAAACACGTTTCATTCCATCTACAACCGCGGCAAGAATAGGTTCAATTGAACGATTATAATAGTTTATCATTTCTTTCTCATCTGCAGTACCATCAAAGACAGCTTTCGTTAGACCTAACTGGCTATAAAGCATACTCGTTAAGAACTCAATCTGTCCCATTAGATTATTCTCTGCAGGTCTATTCAATTGGGTAACCTTTTCTGTTCCATCAGTGTAAGCAATACCATACTTTGAATCTTTTAACTGGGTCTCAATGTCTTTTCTTCTATTTTCAGCTTGTTGTTGCCTCGCCGCTGTTTTAATTACATACGGTAGTTGAATAATTAAATCTAACTTACCTGATCCACTTTGACCATCTATCACATCTAAAAGATTTAGTTTTGTTATAAGACGCTGTAAAGTGGAATTTGGTTCATTCATTACCGAATAAAGCGGGTTTTCAACAATAGCAACCATAGATTTAGGAAGTGTAATATCTTGTTTATGTCCGGTTTCATCGTTATAAACATTAAGACGTACATGTTTTGGATGCCAACCAATAATCTTTGCCGTTCGCATTGTTGTAATATCATAAGAACCAGTAATCACAGGATTCAAAGTGGTATCAACCGGTACTATAGCCACAACACCTTCATCACACATAGACATTACAACATCTTGTATAAATCCACGACCGGTTTGATCAATATTTGCTTCTAGTGTAAGGCAATTATTAAGACCAGATTCGATAGTTTCAGAATATCTTCCATCCTTATCCAGACGAACATGCTGAATGGGGATTGAAGCTACATCTATACCAATTCTAGTATAAACAGAAGAAATAATTGAATTTTCTGTTCCAAATCTTAGATGATACAAATCCTGTCTCGTACTATATGCGGGTCCAATGTTTGTATATGCTTGATTGGATTCACCGTATCGGATGGCATTCCATGCATGTCGCAAACGATCACCAAGTGTATTTGGCACTACGCATCACCTCCTTAATTAATTTTTAATTGTCATACATAGTCTGCCAAGATCCTCCTTTAATAAACCGAACCAAGAGAAACACGGCGCCAATTTTGCCCGGCTACGGTATTGTCAGCAACGCAGAAATACACATAAGTAGCATCAACTACTGGACGTCCAACAACACCGATAGTTCCGTCCACGCCACCAGCCATCTTAATTGCCGCACCAGTAAACGCAGCATTTGCCATTGTCTCAGCAAGTACAATATCGTTGGCAAGAATACCAGCCACTTTTGCGGTTAAGAGTACATCCTGATTCGAACCATTGGAAGCAACAACCCCAACAGGAGTATCAGCGTTGACAGCTGCCACAAGATGCGATTGAACATTAGCAGCACTGCAATCAGCACCACCAGTTAACGTGGCACCAGCAAAAATGTTTGTGCCTGCATTAAACGTTTCAGTTGTTGCTAGTGAGTTAGCAGCTGTGCCGCCAATGATTGCTGTAATGGTGCAGTTATTAACAGTAAATGCTGCTGCGGTGACTGAAGGATGCGGACTATTGTGACCATCAGTTCCATTGATAGCTGCCACAATAGCAAGTTTAGCAGTTGGCAGATCAGTACCCCTACTAACTTCGCCATTAGCATTAGCTGTACCGTCAGGAACGATCGTATAAACTTTTGTTCCGATAGTAAAGGTATCATTACTAGTGGGTTGGGTATCGATCGTCAATACTCGAGCCGCATGCGTAGCATGATCAGAAATATCAATAGCAATATTAGTTGGGAGCGTTTTCGATAGCGCAGTATCTGCACAGAACTCATATTTCCGAGTTCCAATGGTTACAGTTTCACCATCAATAGTTACACCACTTACCCCCAATGTCATTACCGCTTTAACAGCATTTACTGGCGTTCCA